GAATCAGGGAAAGAGTCAAAGGTTATCTGCCAGTGTCAATCATTAATCCCGATAAGATTGATAAAGATGCACGGATAGCCTCTACTATCCGCCACAACAGAGCAAGAGGAAAACATACAGTTGCAGGTATGTCCGATGTAGTTTTGGAATTGAAAAACCGGAATAGATCAAATGAATGGATAGCCCTTAAGTTGGGGATGGATGAGGATGAAATACTACGATTATGCCAAATTACAGGATTGGCTTCATTATTCAACAATCAAGAGTTTTCAAAATCCTGGGACATAGAGGATTCTGTGCCGGAGTTCACTGATATAACCGAAGATATTATTGAAACGGTTGAAAGTGAAAAACATCGGACAGTAAATACAAGCGACCCACAGCGTATCTTCCATACTTACGATAAGTGGGAATGCTACAAAGCCGGATTCTACAATACTACGAAGCCAGGCATGACTAAAAAACAATGCGAAGAGGCTTATTGCATATTCTTAGCAGATTCCAGTCAGTTTAGAGAGGCACTTGAGCACATAATTACTGGATGGAAACATTCATGTGAGCACTATTTAACAAATACTGAAATGAATCGTATCGCATGGTTAGGGCAGGCTGCTATGTGTTATGCGAAAGGAATACCATCAGCTTACAAAGGCGGGTTTAACTTACTATCGAGAGAGCAACAATTTACTGCTAATAGTATAGCGCTTGAGTATTTGAATAGATGGTTGAGCGCGAATAACCGGGAAGAGGTAACCATGGATATCGGGCTATCCGACAACCAAATGGAGTTATACTAATGACTGTGCGCGTTAAGCAATTTCAAAAGATAGATGTATTGGAGGCTGCGCGGCAACGTATTGAGTTTATATTTGATAACTTTGAACGTATTTATGTAGCGTTTTCCGGTGGCAAAGATAGCACGTTAGCAACGCACCTTGTTATGGATGAAGCCATTAAAAGAGGCCGGACGGTTGGGTTGATGTATATTGATTTTGAAGCGCAGTACAGAGATACGATTACCAATGTCACAACTATATTTTCTATGTATGAAAAAAACATTGATCCGCATTGGATTTGCGTTCCCATGTTGCTTAGAAATGCAGTAACCAATTATGAGCCGCGCTGGATATGCTGGGAACCTGAAAAAGAGGACTTATGGATACGGCCAAAGCCGGTCAATGCCTGGGTGAAAACCGAAAAGGATTACCCGTTTTGTGTAGCCAATATGGAATTTGAGGAGTTCGTGCCATTATTCGGGGAATGGTACAGTCAAGGTAAGACATGCGCCGGGGTTATCGCTATCCGCGCAGATGAAAGTTTACATCGTTATTGTGCGATTGCTACATGGGATAAGGTTGGGAAGATGTTTAGAGACAAGAGGTGGACCACTCAAAAGTCGGCGCATTCATATAATGTCTATCCTATTTACGACTGGAAAACAGAGGATGATTGGAGATACCACGCTAAATATCCTGATAAACCTTACAATGCTATTTACGATAAGATGCAGATGGCCGGTGTACCATTAAGTCAACAGCGATTGTGCCAACCATTTGGAGACGACCAAAGGAAAGGATTATGGCTATATCACATATTAGAACCTGATACTTGGGGGAAGCTGATAGCACGTGTTAATGGCGTAAATTCCGGCGCACTCTATATACAGGAAACGGGCAACATGACTGGCTACAATAAAGTAACAAAGCCGGACGCTCATACATGGCGAAGCTTCTGCAATTTATTACTTCAAACCATGCCAGCTAAAACGCGAGATCACTACATACCACGATTCAAGAAGTGGATTTACGGCTGGAAAGTAAGAGGCTATGCCGAGATACCTGACGAAGCGCCTCCTGAACTGGAAGCCAAATGCTGGGCACCGTCTTGGCGAAGAGCCTGCAAGGTATTACTTAGGAACGATTATTGGTGTAAAGGATTAGGTCAAGCTCAACCAAAGAGCGAAGCTTACCAGAAGTACCTATCTTATGTTAAAGGTGATAAAGAAGATGCTGCCTGAATTAACCGATAACTCTACTGCCTGGCATTTCTTTATCTTAATTCATTACCTGTATTATTCCCCAGAAGCCATAGAGGAATGGGGCGAGACTTTGCAGTAAAGAGTATAATGGAATAAATAGGCCGTAAAGGAAGGTAGAAAATTGACAACAGAGCTGACCGTTATTCCCGAAGTCTCAATCATTGATATCGAAGGCTATCAAGCAAGGGCAGTGTTAAGCAAAGGGCTAATATGCGTGCGGGATGCGCTTAATGCGGCAGGGATAGTAAAGGCGGATCATTGGATTGCTAAACTTGCTGCACTTACAAAGCGCGTCAAGGCTTCAAACCTTGACATCATTGACGTTGCCTATACCATGGGCAACGAGGTTGTGTTGGAGTATTTTGATATAGGAACCGTGCAGAAGGCCGCTTTTACCAATGAAACGGGCATCATAGAGATATTGGCGGGAAGTCGTAAACCCAAAGCCAAAGACATATTGAGAGCAATCATTGATAAACTGAGGACGCGAGCTGTTGCGCCTGTAATGATAGATACCCTTGAGGCATTGAAGATAATAATTGACAGCCAGATCGCCATGAAGGCTGAGCTGCAATCAGTCAAACAGGACATGGCAGACGTTAAAGCCGATATTGCTGAATTAAAGGCCGGGAAAGAGGACACATTATTACTGCGGCCTATCATGGATGTAAGCGGGGAAGTAAGGTTACTTATCAATGACTGGGTAAAAGGCAACCATGATAACCCACTGGTAACACACGAGACCGTACACNCTCGGTTAAACCTTGTTTTCCTGTATGCTCACCGGCGCAATATCAGTAAACTTGGAAAGAANTACAACAAGTCGGCATTACAAGCGGCTATCGACCTGGGTATGGGGCAGGAACTATTAACGCTCACCCGTGAATTGGTGGAGCATAACTTCTATGGCCACTTCAACGAAGAGTAAACTTACTCCAAAGCAGGAAAAATTCTGCTTAAACTATCTCAAGATGGGTAATGCAACACAGGCCGCTATCGCTGCGGGATATAGCAAACGGACAGCGAATAGAATTGCATCTCAAAACTTGTCGAAACTTGACATTGTGACCCGCCTGAAAGAGCTTAACGGTAAGCTGGAGTTAAACACCATCATGGATATACAGGAGCGCAAAGAACGCCTTACAGAGATAGCGAGGGCCAGGCTGACTGACTTCATGGAGCTGGGCGCGGATGGTTCATGGGTAAACATCGGCCCGGAGACCAAAGGCAGCGCAGCCATTCAAGAGATACATTCAAGAACAGAATACGATAAAGATGGCAACGCGCCGACTATCTATACCAGTGTGAAATTACTTGACCCCATGAAGGCCATCGAGATACTCAACAAAATGGAGAAGCTATATAGTGACGGTTTACAGGTCAATATAGATAACCGTAAGATAGTGGTAGTTTATGACGATATCCCCGAATATCACAGTCAAATTGCGCCGCCCGCATCCAATCCAGCAGAAGTTCATTGACTCCCCGGCAAAGCGTAAGGTAGTGCGGGCCGGACGGCGCGGCGGAAAGACAACGGGCGCGGCATTACTGGCAGTCAAAGCGTTTTTATCAGGTCATCGTGTATTGTATGCAGCGCCGACAGAAGATCAAATTAGCTCGTTTTGGTTTGAAATTAAGCGGGCATTGGCAGATACCATTGACGCTAATATCTTCGTAAAGAACGAGACTATCCACTCAATAGAGTTACCAGGCACAAAGCAAAGAATACGAGCAAAGACAGCCTTCAATGCAGATACCCTTCGCGGTGACTATGCTGACCTCTTGATACTTGACGAATATCAGCTTATGAACGAGGAAGCCTGGGAAGTAGTGGGCGCTCCGATGTTACTGGATAACAACGGGGATGCCATCTTCATTTATACGCCGCCATCATTGCACAGCCGGTCAGTTACAAAGGCACGGGACCCGCGTCACGCATCTAAGCTATTCAAGATGGCCGAGACGAAGGCCCCGCGCTGGGAGACCTTCCACTTTACATCATTGGATAACCCCACTATCTCAAAGGAAGCGCTTGACGATATAGCAGGCGATATGTCGGCCATATCTTACCGGCAAGAAATACTGGCAGAGGACATAGATGAAGTGCCAGGCGCGTTATGGACGCGGGCGCTCCTCGATAGAACGCGGGTAACTTCGCTGCCTGAGTTATCGCGGGTAGTTATCGGCGTAGACCCGCCTGGTGGCCAGACCGAGGCAGGCATAATAACCGCAGGCATAGCAACCATAGCAGGCCAGGTACATGGTTACATTTTGGCAGACGATACCATAAAGGCATCCCCGGACATTTGGGCTGGTGCTGTTATAAAGGCGTATGACTTCGCGTGTGCCGACCGCGTAGTGGGTGAAAAGAATTATGGTGGTGATATGGTTAAGAATGTCATAGAGCAGGCCGCCAGATCACGCGGCTTAACGGTATCTTATAAAGACGTGCAGGCAACCAGGGGCAAGGCCGTAAGAGCGGAGCCGGTTGTTGCGCTATTTGAGCAGGGCCGCTGTCATTTATTAGAGGACTTTCCGCAGCTTGAAGAGGAACTTACCATGTGGATACCAGGCGAAAGTAAAGACTCTCCAAACAGACTTGACGCCATGGTGTGGGCGCTTACTGAATTAATGATAACCGGCCAGCGTTCTTATGGCTTCGATGTAGTATAGTGCTTGTGTAAAGTTTGACATAAGTGTTAAACTTATTATATGACAGAGATATCGCTCTGGTTACTGGCTATCCTGATATTCCTTTCCTTCATAGGACTTTGCGCCTTAATTATGTTTATCTTTATTTGGGCAGTTTATAGGTAATGGAGCGTAATATGAGCTTTGTAGATAAGATAGCATCAAACTTCCGCAAGCTCGTTAGCCCTTATAAATTCGGCGGCTCTGAATACTATGAAATGAATATACCCCCTGGATGGGGCACCGCGCAATACCTTCAAAGTTACGGGCAGATCGGCTGGCTTTACGCAGTGGTGAATGTAAGGGCGGCAGCCGTGGCCAAAACCCTCTCAAGATGGCATCTTTATGATGGCCTCGATCACGAAAACGAAATACTCAACCATGAGATACTTGACCTGCTGCATTACTGCAACCCCTTTCAAACGTCCTATCAATTCATTTATCTCAGTCAAATGTATAAAGACCTGGTGGGCGAGTCATTCTGGGCCATCAATCCAAACAAAGGCGGGCGTCCTGCAGAACTATGGCTGGCCCCGCCGACTTATATGCAGGTGATACCGAGCTCGGAGGCGTACATTGCAGGCTTCCGTTATGAGAGAGGGCAGTATATTCACGACTTCGAAGTCAATGAGATAATTCAAATTATGAAGCCGAATCCCTATAACCCATATCGCGGTATCTCACCGGCGCAAGCCCTGACCTTAGACCTGGACAGCGAACGCTATGCAGCCGCTTATCAACAGAAGCTATTTTTTAATGATGCTACCCCGGGCATGATAGTGGAATACCCCGCTCAGGATATGCCGAACGCCGAGACCCGCAGGGAATTGACCCTTGAATGGGAAGAGAGGCACAAGGGCTTCCGCAACAGGGGAAAAACGGCCTTCCTATGGGGCGGTAAAGCCAACTCCATCACTATGTCAAATACCGATATGGACTTCAAGAGCTTACGGCAATACTCACGTGACGTTATCCTGGGAGTATACGGCGTGCCAGGCTCCATTATCGGTATGACGGAACACGCTAACCGAGCAGTCGCAGAGACAGCCAATTACTCATTCATGTTTAATACAATACTTCCTGAGTGCATTGATGTAAGGGAAGCGCTCAACGAGAACCTTTGCCCGCTATTCGGAGAGAACCTTTACCTGGACTTCGATAACCCGGTGCCCGAAGATGAGGCCATGACAACCACGAACGCGGTCGCGGCCTACAAAGGCGGGCTGATAACGCGTAACGAAGGCCGGGAACTATTAGGCTATGACGAAGATGCAGAGCGCGGAGATGTTTACTTCAGCGCTCCAGCTCCTAACCCATTCGGGTCCAGCTCACCGGAAGATAACGCGCCGACAGCCGACAACCTGACGAATATGCCGAAGCGCAAGTCTATCTTCAGCAACGAAGCCGATAAAGAAGCCCACTGGCGGTCATACGTCAAAGGCGCAGAGCGATACGAGGCCGACTTCAAAGCCGACCTGAATAAAATGTTTAATGCTCAAAAGACCGAAGCCCTGCGGAAGTTCCGGGCCAACCCTTCAAAGGGTGTTAAGTTACTGGATAAAACAGCCTTCAAGAGCGCCTACAAAGAGGCTGCCCGGCCATCCATGACTAACGCTATGCTGGCGGCTTATAAAATGGGCCAGGAGCTTATAAAGCCCAAACCGCATNAAGNNCAAGGATGGCGGCATAGACCCTGTACTCAATAAGCGGTCATTGAAATGGCTTAAAACACGGCTTGGATGGGCAGCCGAGGAGATCGGCGCAACCCTTGAGGCCGAGCTTACCGCTGCCCTGGTAGCAGGCTTCGCGAAGGGCGAGTCTATTGATGATATCGCTAAACGCATAGAAGAGCAGTTCGGGCCAATGAGAGCGGAACGAATTGCACGCACAGAAGTAATGCAGAGTAGTGCGCGTGGCAACATTGAAGGCTATCGAGAAGCCGGCTGTGATGAAGCGGAATTTATGACATCGCTTGACGATGTTGTGTGTGAGACGTGTGACGAAATGAATGGCGATATTGAAACTGTTGACGATGCAGAGGCCATTTTAACACTGCATCCCAACTGCCGCTGCGTGTGGTTGCCCGTTATACCGGAGGGATGGTAATGATAAAAGACCCAGAGAAGCGCCGCGAATACTTCCGCAACTACATGAGGGAGCGCCGGAAAGCGTTAGCGCCGGAGCCGGATAATTCACGTCCTTTAATGGAAGATAACATTAAGCCGGAGTCTGATGATAGGCCGATGCTCAAGATACCGACCGCATATTCCAGCAATGTCACGATATATTTGGTTGACGGCCAGTATGTCAGAGATAATATATGGCTGGACTTCACCGAAGGCGGCCATGACCTTGTTTACGACTGGATACCGGCCAACGAAGTATGGATAGACTTCGATATCAATTCAAGCGAGGCCATATTTGTAATGTGTCATGAATTGATAGAGCGCCTTATGATGTTTGAAGGTATGCCGTATGAAGAGGCGCACTCTGTTGTGGCCGATAACCTTGAAAAGTATCTCAGGGAAAACCCCGATGAAGCGCNGGCCAAACTTAACGAACTGTTAAGCAAACAGCCGCTAAAGGAGACCAAAGCAATGAAGAAGACTCAATATAAAACCTTCAGGACGGAAGTCAAGAACGTCAACAAAGAGGACGGCACCATTGAAGTCAGCATCCCCATGAGCACCGGCGCGGTAGACCTCAGTAAAGAAGTTATCTTACCTTCAGCATGGGATAACGAGTACCTTAAAGAATATATGAAGCGGCCCGTTATGGTATCAAGTCATGACTACTCTGACCTGCGCAAACAGATCGGGGAATACCTGGACGTTGCGGTCACATCAACCGGCCTATATGCTAAGCCAAAGTATTATATCAACCAGGGCAATGATGAGGCGGACTGGGCCTTCAACCTCGCATCTAAAGGCATGGCGGCCTTCAGCGTGGGCTTCCAGCCGATAGAATATAAGGTCGGACGCACAAAAGACGAGCCTGCCATTACCTACACCAAGAACCAACTACTTGAGATATCTCATGTTATAATACCCTGCAACCAGGAAGCCATGATGGGAGCGCGGGCGAAGTCAAAAGACCCCATTATCAGCCAGCTTATTGACGATATTGTAAATGCTGAGATAGTGGACTTGACAGAGGAAGAAGCTTGCACGGAATGTAAGAATCTAAGGGAAGAGGCCAAAGTAACGCGGCGTGGAGAAGTAGAATCTCGCCAGGTTCATACCCTGGAGACCGCAGGTGCAATTCCTGCCGCCGCTACCAGCACCGTAAATGGTAGCTATGCTTATGAATGGAAAGTCACTAAGCCGGAAGTCACCGATAACACCATCCGTATTCCTATACCTGGTGAAGAGGGCAAGCATACCGA